CCGTACCTGCGCCAGCCCCGCCTGAGTATGCCCCAGATCCAGAAGCTCCTCCAGCTCCACCACCACCAGCTGCTACACCACCACTACCAGTACCACCAGTACTGCCACTTGCGCCTGCTCCACCTGTTATATCGACAGACCCCGTGTTTGCAATTAAAGTGTTGTATAAAATAACAACCATACCACCGCCTCCACCACCTCCAGATCCACCACCACCACCACCACTTGCGTCTGGTATAGCATTTCCTCCATTAGTTCCTGCGACACCAGCACCTCCATATGCGTCAATTGTTCCACTAAAGTTTAGCGAGCCTCCTACCTCTACATATAACGCAATACCACCATCCCCGCCAGCTCCTCCGTCTCCTCCAGCTCCAAAAGTTCCACCACCAGAACCCCCAGCCTCACCACCTCCTCCACCCCCTCCACCAGCTCCAGGGACAAGCATGATGGATTTCGTGACTTGGTTTATATAAACATTCCTTGAAGAATATTGACTACTAGCAGCACCACCAGCTCCACCGACACCACTACCCGACCCTTTCACTCCCAGGCTACCGTTGTGAGTGTCGCCATCTAGGAAGTACCCATCAGCTTGTCCTCCATCCGTTCCATCAGTCCCGTCCGCTTGAGGCGCACTAACTCCACCCACTCCAGCAGCACCACCACTACCACCTCCTCCAATACCATCAATTGTTCCAGCGACAATAAAATCATTTAAACATTTAAACACTACCTTAGTTCCGCTTGCAGCTACGTTTGTAAAGTCAACAGTTTCACCCGCTTTAATATCAACGTAACTATAATTTTTTACAACCACAGCAGCCGACCCTAAGTCAATTGTCGTTCCTCCCATCAAAATACCATCAGACCCATCTCCGCCGAACTGTCTTTGCATGATAGAAGGGTTTACCTCCCCGTCAGCTTCTAACAAGATTACTTTTCCTGAATCTTGCGTCCTATCAATAGCCGCGATAGTTGCTACACCGTTTCCAGCGTCAGCATCCAGCCAATCCGAAGCACCTGCTCCTGAAATATCTGTTCCAACCGTACCTGTTGAAGTCTCTAGTACAGAAACCTCACTTGTTGAAGTTGTATCTGCTGAAGTGATAATAAAGTGATCTGTGCTCCACGCTACAGTCTCAAGAGTACCTGTTGCAGTGTTTAAAGCTGTTTGGATCAAGGTAGCTACATCCGCCATCGAAGTAACAGTACTGAAATCAATCGCATCTACATTTACCGCCGTCCCGTCTACCGTTATCCTAAATGATCCATCTGCTACTACGATCCAGTTGTTCCATAAAGCCTCAGCGCCAGTGTCACCTGTTAAGAAAGCAGGTGTGTAAATTATATGTTCTGTTATCCCTGTATGTTTAGAATCTGCTATCACCGTCAAAGTCTCGTTACCCGCTCCACTTGGAGTAAGCGTAACATTAGTTCCTGCTACCAATTTGCCGTCTAAATATCCTGCCGTGGTATCGACCGCACTTATAAGCGATAGATTACCTGCTACCGAATCCGATATATTAGCAAGAGTTATTCCGTCGTCTGAATACTGTGCCTTACCTGTTGTTTCGTTTCTTCTAAGAAATCTTTGTGTACCTGCCACGTTCTCAACATCGATGTCGAAGTCAGTAGCAGTAGCGTCTCCACCTACAAAAGCATTCCCACCTGTTGCAACGTCCCCCTGTAAAGTTGAGACTATAAGCGCTTGAATAACCGCTGTGATATTACAATAGATAGGTGAATCTTGTTCGTGTGAAGCTGCGAAGCTCGTATCTCCTACTGTATAATCTAATCCAGCAGGATCAATACCTCTTATACATCCTGTAGCTGATAATCCAGAAGCTCCATCTGCTCCATTCGGACAATAAACTGTTTCAACAAACGAATCCGAGTTCCTTATACCCATTAGGAAAGGAGCTGTTATCACTGCACCCGTCTCATCCAAAGGAGCGGAAGTGAAAGAGATCGTTGTAGCTGTTGAGTTGATAGGTGCAGACAACCTTGGATTAGGTGCTGCTGGTATACTCCATTGAAAGTATTGGAGCTCTGTTAGCTTAGGAAGCTGTGTTGCGTCGGCCATAGTTTTATTAAGTTAATAATTATGATATTTTTGTCATCTTGCGTCTACGAATAGCGACTTTTTCTTTCGCCTGTAGACTTAACCAGTTGATTATATGAGGGCTAGTATCAGAACAAGTAATATGTATCGATACTCTCATGTAATTTCTTATTGTTGGGCGACATCCGTCGAAACTCTCGATCAAATTCCCATAATCTAGATCGCCTCCCCATGCGCTGCCTCCCCATTTCGCAGTACCCCAACCGTCACTTCCATTCAAGTTATACTGTGAAGTCCATGAGAACTTAACTTTATCGGTGATAGGTCGGCCTGTTGTGTCATAAATATCGTATTTAACCTTGATTGTAGAGCTTTGAGAGAGAAAACCTTGTACATAGCACCCTAAGAGCGTTTTGCGCGTCTCAAGCGATCCCATGTTTAACTCTTGGTAGTAATCAGTCCCTATGTCTAGTCCGTCGTCGTCGTAGCCTGTAAACATCTTGTAGAGTACAGATTTGACTGCTGATCCTGCGTAGATGTTGTGGCTGTCTTCAAAGAACCTTGATACGTTCAATCCTGTGAATCTACTGATAGGTTTCTCTGAAGTGTTCATGTTCATCGCTATAACCAGATTGTTTGTGCTCGAGTTCTGAGCGCAAGCAAAGTAGATATAACCTCTTTTAGCGTCGTATATAAGTGAACCGTTTGAAGCGTCAATGTCGTTAAAGTAATCGTCCCCTAGTAGTACTGGCGTAAGTGTCTCCTGGTCGCTGAAAGGGATATTGTCTTGCCCTACACTTGTCAGTTGCCAGAAACCTTTCTCATTAGCGTAGATTAGTCCTACTGGAGTTGTGATTGCCCCTCTTTCACCTCCCATATCTTGTCTATACATAATCGCTGAATCGTCTTTGTAATAAACTCCTCCTACGTTCTCTGGTACAATTTGGAAAGCCCATTTGCCGTCCTCTGCGAATACAACAAGTGATTGTCCTAGGGAAGCGATTGAAGTTATCTTGCCTCCGTTTCTGTAGTAGACACTCCCTGCATCAGTCATGAGCGTACCTTCTGTCCAGTTCGCACCAATCGAGAAAGGTGGGTCCGTGCCATCGTCAGGAGCAGAATAAGTCACCGCTGTTTCATCTGTAGATAAATCGCCTAAGAGCATCCTTGCACCGAAGATCGCTATCACGTTAGCCAAAGGAGCTACTGCTGATAGATCTGTTATGGTCAAGGTATTGCTGATTCTCCATAGTCCGTCTGTCTTGTTAGTCACGAAGAAATAATCACCGTACTTTACCCCCTCAAAACTCGTACCTGTGAAATCACTCTTGATCGTTGTCACTAAACCCGTAGTCGTGTCGTAACCGGCTACTGTCGTGCCGTATGCGAATATGTAATAAGTATCGCTGAACTTCTCGCACATAGTAATCGCGTCGTTCCCTATAGAAGTGAAGAGCGTAGCGATCCCTTTCCGTTTCTCAAGTTGTCCTGTACCTGTAATAATATAGTTTTGGATATTTTGTGCATAATCCACATTCAACAACTGAGGCAGGTTCCTCTGATCCATACCTTTAGGAGACATCATAGTAGTCGCTCCGATCATGTTAGCACCTGATTTTGTTGTGATAGGCTGATACATTAGAAAGATGTTGCGTTATTTGATAATGGGAAATACTGCACTTCTTTACGGATCATATCCATGAGTTCGTTCAAAGACCGCACGAATCTAGCGTCACTAAAGCTCTCCCCTGAAGGATCTTCATCCCAAACAAAGTATCTAGTCTTCAAAGCGTTCAAGACATATAAATTATATTCGTCTGGTATAACAAAGGAATCTGATAAAGCTGTGATAGCTGAAATCGAAGGTATGTATCTCAAAGTATATACTGTTGAACTCTCTATACCTGTAAATACTACGTTTGTTCCTGTGATATAAAACCCTTTATCGGTTGAACCGAAACTTGTACCTGTTAATCTTACGTCTGTTTGCTCGCCTGCCGAGTTTATTTCAAAGAATCCCGTGCCATAAGGTACAATATCCCTGAAATCAGCAGGTAAAGCTTGTGTAGAAGGGCTATTTGACGCTGTGTAGCTCGAAGTAGTGATCCATCTTTCAACGTCTTGTTGGCTTAACGCTCTGTAAGCATATTTATTGAGGTAATCGCACCACTTTAGATAAGTAGCAGTAGGTACATCTGTAATATCCTTGAGGTCATAACCTAGTTCTGTTTGTGCTTCTGAAGCTAACATATTATTTTACGGTTAAATTCTTAGTGATTGAAAACTTAGTACTAATCCCGCCGTAAGCTATTTTATCTCCAGCCTTCAGATCAAATACTAAATAATCAGATGACGTTAGGGTCGTGTCGGTAGCTGTTCCCTCCTCTATATAATCATTCCCATTCCCTGTCCCTCTAGTGTTAAGAGTAATCAATCCCGCTGGCGATCTAGTAGCTTTAATACCAATCCAGCTCCCAGCAGATTTAGCTCCTGAAGTTATCATTGAGGCTTGAGGTGCTCCGTTGATTGATTCGATTATCTTAATTGTCTCGTCAGTATCAAATACAGTAGCGTATGCGTCTTGTCCTACTGCTACAGTACTACCAACAGTATCGGCACACCACAAGACCTCTAATAGAGTTCCAGCGTTTTGTTTGTACATCCACCATTCATAAGTACCATAAGCTCCTTCTTGAGCTTGATAGCCTAGTTCTTGTACTGGTGCGTAGAATTGACCATCAGTCACACATTCGATTACTTTAGCTGATTGCCCGTCTACCGTTTCGTCGTTGATAGTGAATGATCCTGAGTTGACCTTGAAAGACGTGTCTCCGATTAAGTCTGTAGTGATCGTGCCAGTTGCAGGCGGTCCGTACCCTCCGTGGAACTGAACAACTCCTTTGTTATAAAGAGCTGCAATTTCAGCATCTAGAAGTGATCTTCCGTAGATTAAACACTGGTGCGAGTAACCGTTAAATGCTTCTGAAGTTGATTTGTCCATAGCGAACCTGACAGGGCCATCTGCCCCCTCATCAATATCTGTTTCAGGGTTTGCATTATTAGGCAGTACTCCGTTTACCCACATTGTTAGTCTTCCGTAAGTTTCCCCTCCAACCACAGGTTTATAATTCAAGACTATGTTGTACCACTGGTTTAGAACAGGAACGATCCCTGTATAGTAAACCACCCCGCCTAAATTAGATGCGATTTCGTTTCCTATCGCACCACCAGCCTCATATAAGGAGATCCAAGACTGTCCTGTACCTGCTCCGTCCTCTTGTCCAACAATAGTCTGTACTGTTTCAGTTACATAAGGTTTTACCCAGATAGAAACAGCCATGCCTTTATTTTGAGCGTTGGCCGTGATAGTAGCTAGGTCTGTTCCTGGGCTTCTTACTCTTGCGTAATTATTCCCATTAAATCGGGTAGAAACCCCAATACTGTCATCTACTACTTGCGCGTAAAAACGTATATCAGCATCACCACCATCACCAATTAGATCCTCAATTGATCCGCCTGTAGAGTCAAACTCATACCAAGCCATCAAGTTTACATCTGTTGTGTCGAAGTAAGTCTCCAACCTATTCTTTGATACTGTTTTTGTGTTAGCCATTTAGAGGTTGTTTAATTGATTCTGTTCTCTGGTATAAAGATCCGCAACCTGCATCTTAGTTAGCTCACGATCATAAATCTTTAAATGCGCCATACCTCCGTCCATAAATCCTGTCGAGAAACTTCCCAAGACTATACCTTGGCCCGTGTTTTCCATCGCTGTATACGAACCAAATAAGCTGTCATTAGTGTCCCCTTGCTGCCCGTTGATGTAGAAAGCCATCCCATCACTTACTGCCGTTCCGTCATAAGTCCCTACAACATGGATTGGTTGTTTCTTGAGATCATTTACGTCGAAAGACGGGTTTGTTCTACCTATATACCCTCCCGTGCTTTGGTCGAAACAGTTGAAGTAAACTATCCCATTAGGTGCTCCGATCTGGTATTCAGAGTTACCACCACCAACTCTCTTATACACTGCTCTCGCTGTCGCTAGATCGTCAGGCCATATCCAGAACGAAAGACTGAAAGGACTGTCAGTTGTGCCGTCACCAAAAGTATTTTCAGGTGAGCTTGCAATAGTCATAAGGTCATTCGTGCCGTCCCAATCATAGCCTGGTCTAAAAGTGTTCTTTGCAGGGGCGGTTGCTCCCGCAGTCCATACCGCATGATTTGCGTTACCTGAAATATCAAGAGTCCTAGTATTCCCTGGATCATCTTGAGCGTTTAGCATCGGAAGGTCTACGGTAATTCTGTTCCTGTAATCAAAAACCTCGTTATTTGTGTAGTCTTCAGCCTCCTTGTTTGAAAGCTTACGGTCAAACATTCTTACTTCAAGAACCTCTCCGTAAAAACAACCACCACCACCAAGTGTTCCACCAACCGCCATATCATCTAGAGCTGAGAAAGCCCACGCACTCACATCATTATTCAATATCCGTGTTCCGTTGAGCCATATATCGGTGTCGAAACTTCGACTTGAAATAAAAAAGCCGTTTACCTCATTAGTCTTCCAATGGGGCGAGTAGGTAGCGTAAGCAATGTCGGCTACTATAATCCCGTCTATTACAATTCTCAATGCGTTGTTTAGAGAGTTCTGAAGCTTCAAAACTGAAAAACCATTAGAGGTGTGCATGAACCTTCTAAGCACATTCTCGTCTGGGTCAAAATAAGGGATGTACTTCATGAAGAAGCTCCACCTGTCAGGAAGTTGGGGGCTTGTTACGTTGTATTCAAGCCATTCGCTCGTACCGTTTAAATTAACACGTCTGCCAAAGGTAGGACTACCGAAAACAACACCGTTGTTAGCCTCGACAGTAGCCCTGCTGTCAAAGTTCTCAGCAAAGAAACAGCCTCTTTGGCGTTCTGCTGGTTCTGAATTTCTTATTAAAGACATAAATTAAGATTAAGTTGTTTCTCGTCCGTCCCACCACTTCTGCATCTCTTCTAGGCATTCTTCACGACTGACTGGGAGTTGCAATATTTGTTCCCAGCCTAGCGTGTCCCATTGTGTAGAGAACTCTTCAAAGGTCTTATATCCAGCCATTACCTCGAGGGCGTGTTCCATAGCCATTTCTTTTGTGATTTCCATTAGTTTTAGATTAAAGTTGTGTAAGTCTTAAGCATCCGTAGTTATTAGTAATGTCGTCTGTGTTATCGGACTCCATCACAAGGTAAACCCTGTCGCCTGCGGACAAAGTTAGAATTGCTTGACCTCCGAACGCACCTACGTCGGACCCAGTAAATTCTCTCTGAACTCGTCCAGGAGCATCAGTTGTTGCATTCACAACTGGCGTGAAAAGAACTGTTGCGGAAGTACCACCTGCTTTCGTAGAGGACATGTTCCAGTCAAAAGCGAACACTACACTTGTGCCTGCTGTATATTGTAGATAACTGGCTTCTTCCCAATCGGAAGCACCATCATCCGCAGCCCAAGCAGCAGTAATAGAGAAATTGTCATTATCAATTTTCGTAACTGTTTGAATCCCGTTATAACTTGTTGTTCCTCTGATGGTGATATAGTCACCAGTTACAAGTCCGTGAGTACCACTTGCCACATTTGTTTTACCTGTACCGTCTGAATAAGCCGTGATTGCTGCTGTTTTACCAGCGGCGAATGTAAATCCATTCAATGCACCAGTAGTCATATATCGTACCGCGTTTTTCTCATCAACTGTCTCAAGCGTAGTAGCTGTTGCGTTTACATTCAAGTACATCTCTCCATATTGAGATACGCTAGATCCAGCAATCTGCACTGCGTGTTCTATCCCCGCACCATCTTGAAAGTAGGGTAGATTGTCCGACTTCGCATAAAGTTTAGCAATACTAGGTGTTGTGGCTGGAGTTGTGATTTCCGCCAGTGGCACAAAGCTTACTACACCGTGTTTTGTATCTGCCATATTATTTTTTATTAAAAGATTAGTATTTTTTCTTTGAGTAGATAGTCCAGTCAGCGTCATCAGCGGCTCCTGTAGATGCCACTACTTCAATTTTTACATATTTGAATTGACCGAAGAACCCAGCCGAGTCATTAAGCATGTCTGTTGCTGTGTAGCTAGCAAGCCCGTAAGCATCTGTAGTTACATCATAATAGACACATGAGCTTTGAGCTGTCCCGTCGTCTTGGATCGAACCGTAAACTTTTACTGTTACAGTCCCCGAACCACCACTTAAAACGAGTTGAAGTCCGAGATTAGAGTGTCCGTCCATGTCAACATAGTAGTTGTATGTTCCATCAGCTCCATTCGTGACATCAGCCAAGGTAGCTTCAAGGTGATGAGTTGAGATTGGATCTGTTTCACCGGTTCTAAGGTTTTGGTTTGTGTAAGAGTAACCAGCGACGATCATCTCTCCGTAAATAGTGAATACGGCTTTAACTCTATCTAAAGCGCCAACTGCTGCCCTTTGAGCTGCAACTGCTAGTCCGCCGATACCTACTGGGTTTCCTGAATCAACTGCGTCGTCTGCTACGTCGCCTTGTATCTCTACCAGATCATCGTTAGCCAATACCACGGGGATAGAAGCTGCTGAAGCTTTTTGTCCTAGAGTAACAGCAGTACCACCAACTTTCGCGATATTAACGTCTGAAGCGATTCCTCCTCCACCACCTGATACTGCGATATTAACATTGTATGCAGTCGAAGTTAGAGTCACGCTGTTGTCGTCTTTAACACCGTAAACCATACCTGTTCTGTGATCTACACAGTATTCACCGTTTACAAATCCATCCGTTACAGCAGCAGCTTTAGCAGCTAGCTGAAGTAAGTTGTTGGCTGAATCACGTTCTACCATCTCAGCAGCTATTTGATCGAACTGTTTAAGCGTTAGAAAGGCCGTTGAAGTAAAAGAGAGTGATGTATCACCGTATGTACCTACAACGTCTCCTGCGGCTCCTAATATGTTCCTGTTCGCGAGCTTACCTACTACTACTGTTCCTGCAGCTTGTCCTGCGTCTATAGTATAAACTCCTGCGTTGAAATAATAGAGTTGAACTGTTTCACTTGCGACTGGTGTCAAAGCGTCGCTTCCTACTCCGTCTACAGGCATTCTCCTTTGCTCGGAGATCTCTGTCTGTTGTTTGTTTCTAAATAACATGCGTGTTGAGTTTTAAATTATATTTACTCCATTATGGGAGGGAGAAGCCCGAAGGCTTGCCCCCTTCCCTCCTAAATGAAGTTAAGTCAGATGACTTACATTTGAATTACTCTGTACTTGATTGTTACTCGTAGTTCGTTATCGTCACCAGCGTTACCAGCAATTTCTGAACCAGAAGTGTTATCAAGAACCAAAGCCTGGTTTTCGATAGCAGCTTGAGCAACAATCGCGTCTTTAATTGCGATTGCGTTTGTTACTGTGTCAGCAGCTTGGTCAATGAAACCTGTTGTCTCAATAGCCTCTGAAACAATTACACCAGAACCATCCGTATAACGGATAGCTAGGTTGTTAGCTGATTCAGTGAACACGTTAGTTCCACCATACTTGAGTCTCAAAGAAGCATCTTGAAAGATATATCCTCTGCCAGCTCCAGGAGCAGGCAATAACTCGATTGGCGTAGCAGCTAGGTTCAAAACCTGAGCCGATGTAAGGTTTACTGAGAAAACCTGTGCGAAAGCGTCGCTGATTGAAAATTGTCCTGGGTTTGGAGTATTAACATCTCCACCTACAGTGTAGTAACCTGGAAAACCTCCACCGCCATCCATGGCGAGAATTTGGTTCCCAGCGCCTTTAGCTACTTCCTCAGCAGCTCCACCAACAGCACCGCGAAGAATTGCTCCTTCTGTAAGTACTAATTTAGCAGCACCTACTTTCTTAGCTCCGATAGTGATAGCTCCAGTATTAACTAGGGTAGCGTCTCCTGACATTGCGACTTCAGAAGTCACGCCAGTAGCGTCTCCTACATAGATACTACCATCAGCTAGAGTGTCTTGGATATTTGCTTTGAGAGAAGGTACACCAGCAGCACTTACGCTGACGATCTCCGTCCCTCCGTCGGTCTCTAGCGTTGAGCCAGCGGCCATGACGTTCTTTTTGCCCATTATAAATGGGTCTTTTCCACCTGCCATAATAAATAAGGGTTAAATGCTAGACATTGTAAGTCATTTTCACTAGACGTTGTTTGTCTCTTGTGAAAACATCTGCGCCATACATAGCTGTACCAAGAATGTTGATACTTTTGTTAGCAGGCTCTTTTCTCTCTTCAATTTGTGGTTCAGACTGTACAACCAATGAAGGCGCACCAGTCATTCCGAACAACATGCTAGCTGTTTCTGTACCGAATACATTTGTTCCAGTAGTGAAAGCTTCAGATCCACCAATCTTACCATAAGCGGTAATTGTAGTAGCGTCAGCTTCCCATGCTCCAGCTGTAACTTGTGCGTTTAGGTATTCACGTTCTTGATCTGTTCCCCATCTGACGAAATCACCAGCTGAAGGGATAGTTGTGTTGTTTACAAGTGCAAGGAAGATAGCTTGGAAATCAGCTAAGTTCGCTCCAACCTTAATTTCTCCTGCAGCAGCAGTCGCACCGTCAGCGATACAAGTCCATGTGTAACCTAGAAGGTCGAATGTGTCTGTAGCTGTTGGGATAGTGTCTACTGTAAGAACTACTGTTGAAGGTAGATCGTTTGATTCGTAAACATTGAATCCTGCGCTTGTAGTTCCAACAAATCCATTAGAAAGAGCTGAATCTGCACGGTTGAATCCGTTTGCAACATCAATTTGAGCAAGAAGCCCGATTCTTTCAGGATCAAGAATAGCAAAAGGTACACCGTCGTTACCTCTTTGACGAGATAGTGTAGATGTAACATCTGTCATCAAGCTGAAGAAAGTTGATGTAGAAAGTGTTCCTCCTACAACTGTACCTGCAGCGTCGTTGATGAAAGTAGTCAAACAGAATTGATCGATATTTCGAGACAATTGGTAAGCCATCTCCTCAGCGTTTGCATCCATCCATGCTGGATCATGCGCTTGTAGGTTTTGTAGAGGATCGTAGTTTTGAGTAGCAATCTTTACTTGATCAACAGTAAGTTGGTCTGAAGTGAAAGCTGCGTCGTCAATTGTAGAGTCAGTAGAGAAAGTGTAATCTTGTACTCTAACTGTAGCTGAGTAAGGAAACTCAATTACTTTACCTGGTGTAATGTTAGCTTCAAATCTTGTGTTAGCGATTGAAGCACAGACCAATCGTGAACGCAGGAATGCTTGTGTCATTCTTGCGTAATACGTTGGGTTTACTACTGTATTTGCCATTGTTATTAGGTCTTAAGAAATAAATTCTTAGACCCTCCAACCTATCTTCCTCGATAAGATTTACTCTTACTCTTGGCTAGCTCCTGAACCTGTTTATGAGACAATTTGTGTAAGTCCATGACTTTTCTTTCCTCATTAGTTTCAGTTACTCCCCCGCCTAGAGTTGGAACGCTCGTAGCTCTCCTTGCATAAGACATATCGTCTAGATCAACGCCAGCCAGCTTGATAGCTGTTTGTAGAGCGTCATGTGATCCTAATTTGACCTTGAACCGATCAAATTGAGACTTAATCTCTGCTCTTTGTGCTTTAGTTGTTCCTGCAGCATTGAGCTGCTCTTTTAGAGTGTCGAATTTGACAGCAGTACGCTCTATAGCCATTTCTTCTCTAGCCATTTCACGCGCTATCTCTCGAGCTTTGTCCTCTGCAAGAGTAGTTTGTTCCTTCTTCTCTGCCGCTAAGTCTTGTGAAACAAGTTGTTGGAGCCAGGGTTTATCAGCGTAATCTCCTAAGGTTTTAACACCTGATTTGATGTCTCTGATAGCCGCGTTCTTAAACTCGTCTCTAGCTTTTTCAGCAGGTTCGAGGCCTTGTTTGTTTTCTTCATCCTTTGAGACTGGCTTTTGCTCACTCTCATAGGTGTTACTCACAGCGTCTTCGCTGGAGTCATCGGCGTCAGTGGCTTTTGAAGTGAAAAGCTCATCTTGGCCGTGCTTCTGGTCTGACATGTTCGATATGTTAAGGGTCAAAGTGAGGTGAAATACCTCTTTCAAAGGACGATTATTCGTCCTCTGTCAGTGATTCTTCAGCTTCTAGTTCCTCTAAACACTTCGCCATTGCTAGTTCCCAACTCATCGCTCCCTCCCTAAACGCTTCGTATTCCTGGCTTGTAAAGTTAGAGTTCTCACAATACGAGAATAGGATATGCTGTCTAAGTTTCTTGATAACATCAAGGTTGTTCCCGTAGAATACCCCAAGCCCTTTAGCTTGATGCGTTCCTAAAACATCCTGATATTTCGATTCGTCCATTATGCTAGTTTTGCTTTAAGTTCTTTGTACTCCTCTTTTAGATCACTCTTCAACCACGCTCTTTGAGCTTTCAACTCAGCGAAACGTAACTGATCAATACTCGGTGCTTCTATAGTAGTCTCAACTGTCTCTATTACAGCAGTCTTAGGTATTGGGAAATAATGTTTCTTATCAATGTCTTGCACTCTATCTAGTGCCACTTTATTACCTTTATCATCTAGAGCCATGATCTTAGGTTGAGTGAAATGTTTAGGTGCTTCATTGATCATCACTCCGTTGAAAGGATAAGGTTTGCTTCGTGCCATAATTGATTTTGGTTAGAATATTGCTGTTGGCTCTGTAGCCCTGACGTTTATTGATTGTCTCTCCGTACTAGCAGGTGCTTCTTGTTGCGCTGCTTGAGGTGGAGCTGCTTGTTGTTGAGGCATACCATACTCTTCTCCTGGTATATCAACATCGTTAAGTTGTGATAATTGGTTCGTGATCTTTGACCTAGCCTGACTACCTGGCGCGGCTAAGTTCAACATATTTACTAGCTGTGCTTTCTTAAGCTTACTCATATCTGCTCCGCTTCTAGCGTTGACCTTTACAAAGTAATCGTACTCCGCAAGCTCTTCCGACAAGAAACCTAGCGTGATCCCTTCAGGGAATTTCTCGTTGCCTCTTATCTTCATAGCTACTTCATTGATACCGTTGTCTTTGAACTTCTGTTGAGCTTCAGGATCTCCTACCTCTGAGACTGGTACATTTACTGTTGTTGTGATCTGCAAAGGTGTTTTGTCTTTCTTAGAGATAACTTTAGGGATCTGATCTAGTAGGATCTTATATAGGAACTCGAACTCAGAAGCGTTCTTCTCCATCATTTGCTTAACAAAAGCGTTTGCGTTCTCTTCATCACTCAATATCTGCGTTGCAGTCACGTTAGAAGCCTCTAATTCGTCAAGATGGATCCCAAGTCGTTTACACTCCCTGTCGATCATGTCCCACATCAACTGTGTCTCCCCTATATTGTTTTGGCTTGTGATTGATTGTAAACCTACTTGATTAGTGCCAGAAGAATTGTATTCGACTGTGATGATAGGTTTCTTACCTTGTTTGCGAGCTTCCCGAGCTTTAGCTATCTGATTGACAACCTCAGCAGATTTACCTTGTGGTACATTCAAGAACGTATCAGGGTAGGTGTTATCTTCTGCATGAGACAATCCCATGTTAAGAAGTCTCTGGTACTCTAGTGATAAATCATAAATCGCTTCTATTAGTCCGTGGTTATAGAACCCTTCAAACGATTCCATACAGATTAGTTGCATGATCGGGATATAAGCTTCCTCTACTTTAGAGAACTTATCTTTGAAGATGTAAGGGTAGTTCTTACCTTTCTTCTCTTCTATAACTGTACAAGATGATCCTGCGAACACTATATAGTGCTGATTCGCTAGATCGAAGAAGAAACAAACTTCAACAATGTCTTCCTCTTCGCTGTTCCTGTAATCTTGTTGATCTAAATCTTGTAAATAATTGTAATCTCTCGGGATCTTACCTAGTCCAGCTTTCTTTTTCATCTTAGGATAAAGAGCTATGAACTCTCCCCAAGTGTAAGTAGTGACAACAGCAGCCTTGTTGACAGGCTTGCTACCACTTCTCATCGAAGTAGCTTTCTCATCTACATAAAGATTGTTGTTAGCGATAGGCATAAACTTGAAAGGGAACCCTTTCCCTTTCTCATTAGTACCAAACATCATAAACCCGTCTCCGTAAGCTAATTGGAATTGAAAAACACCACCTTTATCTCGTAAAGCCTGGATATATCCGCTCTTCCTCAGAACTGTAGACATGCCGTCAGTAACGATCTTCTCCATCCAAGGCGGTCTCTGTGCTCCGTGGATAACAGCATCAAGAGGTTTCATCCTAGAAGCAGTCTTCCAGTACGCCTGTTGAGGTTTCTTACTATTAACCTTCCTCGGTCCGCTAGCGTCGTGAACATTAAACCCGTCCTCAATAAAATCTTTGATCGATTCGTTCTTCCCGTCCCGCTCGCTTTTGTAGTCGTAGTTCTCTGCTAACAGTTTCAAAGCTGACTTAACAGCCCTGTTATCTTTGTTATCAACAGGATTCGGATTAGGCGTTGGATCCAAAGTATCACCATGCGAAGTTGAGGAAGATGCCATATACAAGTTTTAATTTTGACGTTCGTATTCTTACTACCATAAGTCCCAAGAAAGGTCAAGAAATTTACTTCTTCTTCTTTATAAGATCACTTAGCTTAACTTCAACCTTGTTATCCTTCTTGCCTTCAGGTTCAAAAGTCTTCTCTTCTTTTGGTGTTGGTAGTTTGACTGGCATAGTTGACCACTCCATACATTTCTTCTCTATAAGGTAAGAAACCACTTTGGAGTCAGCGCGCAACTCGACCCAGTAACCTAGATCTTTGTCTCTTTTTAGACCGTGAGTATAGATTGTCTCGCAACCCTCAAACTTAACTTCGTACCAGTTCATCCCTTCTGTACCTATTTCTTCAGGTTGGTACATGACCGCAGGTAGTTCTAGCTTTTCCATAATGTTTATGGTTAAGAATAAATATAGTTGTCAATAGCCTTCTCAAGCTCTTTATCGTCTCTTCTTACAAACTTGTCTCTCATTTGCCAGGTGATAGCACAGTTATGGACCAGCACGTTGTTAGCAAAGTACTCTGGGCAACCCTGCACTTGCAAGTTATAAACCGTCTGGTAAGTGCTTCCTTCTTCTAAGGGCATGACACTCTTTTGAACATCTTTCTTGATGAGGGATGCTTGTTTTGAATTTTTTCTTACAGATAGAGCATGTTTTTTCTTTCTTTGGATTCCGTCGTTTTGCGTTATTGCTTTTCTGGAGACACCACCTAGAACAAAACTTTGCATTCCAAGTAGCACTTTTAAAGACTTGTCCACAAAGAACGCACTCAGTATCTTTCCCTTCTTTGTTTTTGTGATACCTTCGTAGCCCTTCGGTGAGCTTTTGCCTGTTTTTATTGGCCAACTCTCTTCCCCTTTCTTTTGCCCCGGGAGTATTGCCGTGGAGCTTGTTGTGCTCTGTTTTTGACATACACACAAGGTTTTCGAGCTTGTTATTGCTCGGGTCATGGTCTTTATGATGGACAACATATCCTTCTGGAATGTCCCCGAAATCATCAATCCAGATTTGCCTATGCAGGTAAACGCCTTCTTTTTTCCATTTCGCCCCTCCTCTGTAGTAAACTCGGTGGTTTTGTCTAGTTGCATCAGGGTATCTGTGGTATTTGACATCTCTGTATGTGATAGTCTCTCTATTTTTTGTGCTTTTGAGTCCCATGCGTACAGCTTATCGCAAGTGCTAACGTATGACAAGTCTTTTATTTCGTTGTCGTTACAGAAGACAGGATGATCTAGCGTCCCTGTAAGCCCAATGTTTGTTGTTACTTCTTTTACATGGCCACAAGTCGCTATAACCTTTTTGTACCCCTCTCTCGTAAGAACTTTATCCCCTACCTTAATTGACTCAATCGGCCTCTGCCCTTTGTCAGTCAACACCGACGTTCCTTTTACAAAACATGACATCACCCGATCCCAGTGACGAGTCTGCTCTGGATCGAACCGTATCTGTCGTAAATCTTCAGGGTTGTAAGTCTTCAATTCTTTATACAATCCTCGAGACTTGACTTTAATTAGCTTTTCTGTTAAAGCATCTTTTAAATCATACAGCATCAACGGCTTACTCTTGCTTGTTGTTCTCCAACCTAGTTTTTTAGTTACCTTGTTTGTACCACTTTCTTTCTCTTCTTCAAAATATACAATGGCTCCTAACTCCTTTAGCTTGATGACTGTAGCCAGTCCACAACTGTTGCGTTCAGGTGCGATCAAACACCCTCCGTACTTGTTAGCCCAGTTGTACAACTCATGACCAAACAAATCAGGCTCTATAATATTTGAAACGAACTCTGCTACCACTTCACCGTCTGTAAGGTCTAAGATGTGAGCTGTTGAGCTATCTAACCCGACTCCCTCCGCAACATCTGCTGCCATAACGTAAGTATGTTTCCTGTTGAAGTTAGCGAACACAGTCCAATCTCCAACCTTAGTACCATCTTCAAGGAACTGTTTCTGCCATTCCAGGATCTCGCTAGGGTACATCTTCCCGTCTTGAGCGTCAGCGTAGTCTCCTTTCCAAACATGCAAATACTTCCCGTTGTCAGCTTCTTTATCGTACTCCAGCTCTTTCATCAGAACTTTAGGGAAATACGGATTCTCTTCATAAGATACAGGTATGATGATTGAGTCAGGTGGTGGCCCTTTCTCTCCTCTAAACATAACATCTACAGGATCATACTCACTGTCAGGATTCCAGGTGAACCATATCTCTGATTCTTCAGCACGGATAGTTGGTATCAATAGATCTAAACTCCTTCGTGAAACCGTACTGGCTTCCTCGACCCAGCAAACATCGATATTCTCCATTGACTTCACAGCTTCAGGATTGTTCCTTAAACCCGCAAACAAGAAAACAGTACCGTTCTTCCCTCTAATCTCGCCCTGTGTAGAAGTATAAAACCATCCTAATCCACTATCTCGTATCTTGTCGTCTAGCAGTTGTTTAACAGAGTCCTTGATCGACTTCTGGATTTCCCTACAACACAAGAACCGCATAGGCTTCTCAGCACCCTTTAAAACTAGAGCCTGTGCGAAACTATGAGATTTAGCACTACCTCTTCCTCCGTAAGAAGCTTTGTACCGAGAAGGCTCAAACATCCTATCAAACACCTTTGGTATGCTTACAGTGGTCAAGTTATTATGTTATAGTGCAGGTCTAACTGGGGTGCGAACCGAGGAGAGGCACGAAAATCACGGGGTTTTGCCTTTTCCCCATTAATTTTGTCAAGGGCTACACAAACTCAACCTTCACACTGTGTCCTACTTTGTCGGTCTCTTCACCTGATAGTAGTTGGATGTTCTTGGTCAGCTTGTCTAGCGCGTCTGTTTTATCTTTGTACCTAATCTCGTTCAGCTCTTCTGTCTTCAAGGAGTCGATCAACCTCTGGCGTTCTGCTATCATCTGTTGAACAAACGGATCGGAGGCTTTTTTAAAACCTTTAGACTCAGTTAAATTAGATGGATTCTTTGCAGTAGCATCTGTATAACCAGCTTCGCGCATCGCCTTAGATACGTTTCCATGGTTTTCAATGATTCTCTGAACAGCCTTTTTTTGTTTTGTAGTAACCATATCAAGTATATTGTATCATAAGCTAAACATAATGCAATGTTCAGCTTGGCTAGGGCTCTAGGGGGAGGAGGCAGAACGAGATGGAAGGCGTACAGGAGTCGAACCTGCTACTTATCCATTGCCTCTGTCGCGCGCTGCCTTTGGCCGTCGCCACTCCTCCCCTTAAAGTTCTAGTTTTTAATGTTCAGTAGCTCTGGGTGCTCGTACTTGTTTCCTATTATTTCGCCTTTTCGCCATAAATAAAGTCTCATGCCTTTTTTGTTTGGAATGTGTGCCTCAAACAAGCCACTCTGAAACTCGATAACCCCAATATCCCCGTCTGTCGTCTGCAAAATATCCCCCTCGTAAATCTCCTTGCCGTTCTTGTCTTTGAGGCCTGTGTATTGCATCCAGATAAAATCGTCGTTTGAGTAACCACTGTCCGTCTCGATAACAAACCCGCAGGCCCTTTTAATATCAGCCTCTTCGGAGTAGAACATCTCTCCTCCGTAAGTTTCGCCGTGCTCCTCTCTTAACTTCTCCCACGCTCTAAATTTGATTTCTCTCATAGGTTAGTTTGTTATTAAATGTCTATATCTGGTCCTATTCTGGTAATTTTCTTAGTTTTACTAACAGCTCTGCCAAGGCATCAAACGTCTTCTCTTCGTCGCGCTCGTACGTTGTGTCCATCGCTGCCATTATTTCGTCTTCAACGCCAGCAATAACCCGGGCGCGGGCTTGTTGTTCTTTCCTCCTGCCGTACTCCCGTATGGCGTCTTTCTTTTCTTTGTCTTGTAGTATTTCAAGAGTAGAGCATAAGAAATCCCAGTACTCCTCCATATTGTTATATGTCATTTTTGTTTGGGGTTATTAAGTACGACGTCATTAGGTAAATCCCACACTCTTTTCTCCAACGCATCCAGCCTCTTGTCTTGTTCTTCTGATTTCTTGGCTAGATCGTCTAGGAACTCGGCAGTGACGCTCTTGTGGTATGATTGGCCATCCTTCTTTAGACGTTCCTGGATGTAGTCGTTAAAAAGTTTCATACTTGTTTTATTGTCCGTACATACAGAATATTGCGAATGTCATCATGCCAGCGAAAGAGAGTATCGAGGCTGAGAACGTGATTAAAAATATTATTTGGAGGGTTGTGTGCATTATTTCTTGTCTTGAGCTTTTTTAACTTGTTTGGCTTTTACAAGCAGAGCGTCTTTGACCAGCTCGTACGCCTCCTCTATTACCAACTGTTGTCCAAGAGTTGTTAGCGTTTCGTTCTCGTCGAGGATACCTGTTTCTACAAAAGTTTTTTCAGGATCTTTGCGAGTGATTGTCTTCCATGTTTTTTTGAAATCCATTGTTTTTTTGGTTAATGGTTTGGTAAATTTATTGATTAATGGTGGCATATAATATGCGCGGCTATTTTTTATTACTTTTGTATATATACAGTCTGTCACTTGTTGACACGATAACCCTGTGCCTGCAACGCGGTAATACCACGGTTGAGAGTCTAGTCCGTGGTCCTTTAATGCCTTGTCCATCTCTTCGCTTAACTCTTTTACGCCCTTGCTGTAAGTTCCCGTCTTAATCTTTTTAATTGGTTCTGTTACCAGCTCCAGCTCTTTATCTGCCCAGGCATAGAAGTTGTCGTTGTCGTCTGTACAATAGGGGCAAGACGAGAGGAGGTTTATCCTGGATATAGTAAAAACATCTCCAATGTGTTTTTTTGCCACGGCTACTGGAGTCTGTATGACCCTAACTTTATCGCCGACTTTGAACTTGGTGGTTGGTTCTGTTGATTCTACTTTTTTAAAGGAAGCTACACAGTCAGAAATGTAGTCGTACATTACCCACGAATACTTATACCCAAGCTTATCATCGCAAGAATATCCTTCTTGTTCATTCTGGCAAATATAAAGCTTTTTATAATTTTCCCAGTACTGCATATTCACTTTGGCGTCCGTGATTTTCCTCCCGTCAATAGTACAAGTCACGCTATCACCGTGCTTTAACGTTTCTGCTATTTTTTTGTTTTCTGACCATTCCATAATTGTGTGTTTTTAAGAACTTAGTAATGCCCAGATGTAGAATGCCACAAACGCTCCGATTAGAACCAGTCCAAGATCAGACATTGTGTTATTGTTTAGGGAATAACTTGCTTGCCTTAGCGCCCAACGCTTCAGATAAAGCAGCCTGAGTCGCTAGAGTGGGAGTACATGCACCTCTAGCGATGACACTGATCCCGCTTTGAGTCCGACCAGCTCTTTCAGCCAACTGTTTTTGTGTCAGCCCAAGAGATCGTCTTACTTTGCGTAAGGTGTTTTTAGGACGCATAGCCTCTTTCTCGGCTCTCTTTATTACCTTAGTAACATGTTTTGAAGCCTGTCCTAGAGCCTCCATAAACGTCTCAACCCCTAAGTACATGTATTGTAACGCCTGGTGTTTGTTATAATTCGCCTCTGATACAAAGACAAGGATCATTCCGACTACAAACAAGCTAGTTACGGCTATCGCGCCTGTAGTTGTGGTGACAAGTATTCTGCCCAATATATAACTTGCGAGCATCAATATTGCCCAAAAGGATATTGTCAGCTTAGACATAAAAGATGGTTTTCTCATGGGGATCTTTAGTTAGAAATTAAATACACCCTGTGTGATTTAAATATAAGCTAGTCTTAAGCAAAAAGCAAGGGTATTTTAGCAAAAACCTTTGAACCGATCCATCTTATCTGCAAGAGGGTCTTTCCCCTCGGCTATTTCCAGCATCCTGCGTTTGTAGAGCCAGCAGCTTTCGTAGATACTCGCTATTGTGCAAGCAGGGATCTGAGCGTATTCGCAGTCCTCTCCCTCTAGACATAGTTCTCGACATTTCTCGTATGGGAAGATTTTCATTGTAAAGTCATTAATAGTTTTTGATTCATTCTTCGGCAGAAACTCTTGATCTCTATGCTTGGCGTGCCATCCCCTCTTCTGGTTATTCCTTTGATGATCCAGGTGTTTTCCTCGTCGGCTATCACATCGCCTATTTCAAGCAACTCATCCCTCCTGTGAGGTAGTCCAGTGCGTCTACTGAAGATTGGTATTTTGTCCATGATGTTATATTTGCTTTAAATGTGCTACATACCCGAAAGACACGCTGCCGAACCGTCTGGTCCGCGTTTTACCACTTTATCGGCTGTTAGAACGACTTTGTAAGTATCACCGCCTTGCTCCACTACTTTTGTCATTTGCGTCGCGCTAGTGTCGTTTAACGATAGAATTAGGCATGTTAGCTTGGCGAGTCTATCGAAGTTGTTCTTAATGTTTGGATCTTTCATGTATTTGTAATAATTTTTGTATTCTTGAGTCTTCTAACTTCCTTCTAATCGCTTGAGCTTCTTCTGTGTTCATAATCCAGTATTTACCTTTTGGGTCTTCTCTTGTCTCCCATGCACTCGAATCTCCTTCAACAAGATCTCTTCTTCTAGTAAACCCCGAAAGAATGGTCTTGCTCACTGAGTTGTTCGGTTAGATATGCTTTCTCTAGAGATAATTCTAGCACTTGAGTTCGTAAAGACAAGTTCCACAGGACTAGGCTCAGTACCATGACTAGCATTAGAAACCACGGGATCAGCTCTATTGCTGCGCTAAGGAGTGCGCTGGTCTTGCTTGGTCTTTGTGTTGGTGGGTAGTGTTTCATGTTTGTTTTTGGTTGTATCTTTTGTTACACCTTAACGCCCTGCAATCCTTACTGCAAAACCGGACTATTTGCCCTGGACAATTTATTTGTAGTTCTCCGCCACATACTTCGCATTTCTTATTCATGGTGTTTAGTTAAAAGACTTAGGTGAATAAGATTGATCTGCTTCCATTTGTTTGACTTCCTCTTTGTAGAATTTAGTCATTTCCCAGAGTAGGTCGCGGTCTAGCGGGTTCGGTGCGTCCATAATCTTCTCTAAGTTCTCCACGGCAGATGTACTGATTTTTTTACATAATCCTTTCCTGTAGCTTACGATGTTTCCGTACATATGCTTGTTACATCTTTTGCATTGGAGATTAACATTCTTCTCGTTGTATTTTACGGCTTTGTAATTTCGGGATATGTAATGTCCAGCGTCAGCGTCTTTGTAATGCACCATCTTTCCACAACTTATGCACAACCCTATCTCTCCACCTCTTGAATCTCTGAGTCGGATATATCTTCCGAATGTTGTCCATAGTTTATTATCCATCTCCCTAGCGGTAGGAATGTTGAGACCTAGAGACGTGTAGCTTAGATTGAACGCTTGAGATAGAGCCTTGATAGTTTCCCATGTGTACCTACCGTCGTTTTCAACTGTTTGAATCTGACCTACAGTTAGCCCAGTTTTCTCGGCGAGGTCTTTACGACTCCATCCGTTTACGACTCTGCGGTTTTGTATGTTTGTCATGGTGTTTGTTTTTAATTACCAGAACGGCACTTCGTTTGGCTCGGGTATGTTTAGCCCGAATTGCATAGCTCCCCAGCGCCTTAAGAGAGTCATGTATTCTTCAAATCCGTCTGTTTTCATCGAAGCTGTACTTCTGACTGTTTGCCGTGGGTTTCCTTCGTGATCGATGATGGTCTTTTTTAGATGCTCCCATTTTAGAGCTTCGTGTGTTTCTTCGTTTGTCATGCCGAAGTAGTCAGCGAACACAGGGATCAGCACACCCCAGTAATATCGGTTCTGGTTGCTACTCCTGCTGTCCTTGAGCCTAGAGATATTGATCCTGATCTTTTGACTAGAGAATTGCGTGACGTAATCGTCGAAACCTTCGCGGTTGTCGATAACCAGCTTCCCGTCTTCCGTGACGTTGCCGTAGAATTGTAATTTTATTTGGACCACTATTTCTTAAAGTTAAAGGTTGCTATTCTTTTATACAGAATGACTTCTGTCTCCGTGACCTCTTTATGGAACTCTGCTTGGTTCGCGTCAGTATATCCGTTGTCCCCTAAGAACTGCACATATTGTTTCTTCTTCTCCATCTTCGCCCTCTCTTCTTCTTGCTTTTTAGCGACTCGCGCAGCTTCGTCTTCCTCGGCCTGTTTGGCATCGAGCCCGTCTTGCTCCCTCTTTTTTTGATCGTCGATAAGTTTTTGTCTATCTCTCTCTGCGTCATCTTTCAACCTAGCCTCTCTCTCTAGCGCAAGGAGTTTGATGTTTTTCTCGCGCTCTTTTGCGTCTTTTTCAAGCTGCTCCTCTCTCTCTTTCACTTCTTTAGCTTTACGCACTGCATCTTTCTTTGCCTGCTTCTCTGCTTCAATCCTGGCTTTTTTAGCAGCCTCTTCAAGCTCTTTCTCTCTGGCAATCTTAGCTTTTTCCTCTTCTAGTTTTCGCTTCTCCTCCTCTAAGTATTCTGAATTTTTCTCATTGTAAAACTCCTGGAATATCTCTGGGGACATAAGTAGTAGTTCGTCATTTGCAACCTCAACCCCGATTTTTTCAAGTTTCTCTTTGCGTTCTGGTAATACGGCTTGTCGCCCGATCTTAACCTTCTCTTCTTTGACTTTATCCTGCTTCGCTTTAAGCTCCTGCTCAAGAGGTTCGATTATAGCAATTAATTCTTTCTCTAGGGTAATAACTCCTTTCTGGAAGTCTATTGCCTCCTGTCTCAACTCTTTACCCGTGTGTTTGATTGCGACCCTTTTAGTTTTTAGATCCTTCCGTGCAACATCAACCATCGCATAACCTGTCACATCATCAATGCCTGTGATTTCCAGGGAGCTGTATTTATCAGCCAACTTTGTTAGTTCCGCTCTTTGGGGAGAGAACTTCTCTATGTTTAGATCGTTCATTGTTTTATTGGGTTACTGATTTGAATTTATCCTGCATACTTTTAATCATCAACCTACCTGCCCCAAGCCCGATCATTAGTTTCTCCTGGGCTACAGGATCAAGCCGTACCTTGGTAATTTTTATACTTGGCTTAAAGTTGGGATTGAAATAAACAAGATCACACCATTCTGTTTTAGTCACAAGCATTTGCATTTGCACCTGCCAGATATACTTAGAATCGACCTTGCCGTCTAGTAAGAACTTGAAGTAGTTTTTATCGTTCGGACATTTTATCTCCACCAGCCCATCGTCTCCGATTAACCCGTCAGGACTACACCCAGAGTAATCATCTAGTTCTACAAACCCTACCCCTTTAACAACCGACCCTGTCTCTAGTTCGTACAACTCCCTAGCATCACCTTCTAGCTCGTTCCCTCTCTCTGTATCTGCGTTAGAATAATGCTCTTTCTCTGCTGATGAATAAGCCTCGGACATCATCTCAAGGATGTATGTTTGAAGTCCTTTGCCATTGGCTCCGATTGCGGTTGCGTGGCTAGCAGACATCTTGCCACGTCTCACAGCAAACCACTCTTCTGTTTGTTGCTCCATGTTATACACTTTCATTTGTAGATTGAGTTAGTTGTTGTTTTTTTTCTACGATCAACGCCATCAACTCTTTTCCTTTTCCTTGGTTCTTCTCCCAAAACACTTTTAGATCTTTCGGGTTCTCAATCGCTTCGAGTTCGTCGATAAGTTTGTCATACTTAGCTTTGTAATACTCTTCCATTTCCTTGCTAGAGGCTATTTCACCAGATGCTAGATAGCCTAATGTTGCTAAGGCTCTACCTATACTGATAGTTTCAAGCTTCTCAAACGCTTTGAGTTTTTTGCTAGCAGGAATATCCATTATAGCATGACCAGTTGCTTCCGCAGACGATTCGTCTTGCTTGCTCTTGATTACACGAGCTTTGAAAACTACATGTGTCTCGGTCATTTCAAACTTGGTTTCAATCAGTCCGTTCGGACATTCTTTTCGGAACAGTTTAAGCCTTTCCGCCACCTTAGCGTAATCAGCACTGCCTACCTTCATTGTTTTAACTTTATTCATTTACTTTAGATTTAAGAAGTTTGTCGATTATTACTGTTAGGCGTAAATGTACTTGGTTTAATTCTTCCTTTGCAATGTCACTCCCCTCGTACGCCATATCTTCAAGGAGCTTTACTGCTGACATCGCGTCGTCATAAATTACCGATCCTGAATGAGACATAGTGTTTGGGGTTATTTCTTGTAAATACATAGCCACAGGTAAACTGAAGCTGGTAGATATAAGATGAATGCCCATACCGAGGCTTCATCTCCCGTAGACATTCCTTCTGCGAATACCAATACGCACGAGAAAGTGACCATGATCGTGGTGTACCATTTTAAGAATTTCATGTGTTTTTTAATTAACGAATAGAATAATTCCCAACGTGATTGCCGCAGAAATAACTAGGGAGATCGACATGTACTGCCAGTTCCTCGGTTCGCTGCGTAGTTGTTGCTTTGTCACCATAATAAGATGGGGTTAGCGGTTATAAAAGTTGTCGTAATCCATGGCCTCGTTAATATCGGGTTCCTCTACTCCACATACGGGATATAGATAGAAGTATTCTCGACACTCATGGTTTTACTGGTTAATGAATTGGGTTTCTATTTCGTCTCGCAATCCAGCGTACAGTCTTGTAACAATGCGTGGTGACGAATCCTTTAGAACCTCTGCGTTTAAAAGATCTGTTAGGTCGAGTACTTGAGCCGTGGTGAGTTCTAATTTGATCATACTTAATTGATTAGGTTACGTTCTTATCATAAGCCTGTATTAAGTAAAAAGCAATAGCATTTTACAGCGTATTGCTCTTTTAATCTTGACCTATGATTCTTTTATGTCTCGTAATCAAACAAGTCTTCTGCTTCTACACCGAATAAAGCCATCAACTTAGCTTGGTTCTCTACACTAGGTTGAGTTGTTTGCGATGCCCAGAGGGTGATTGTAGTTAGACTTACGCCAACATGTTCAGCGACTTCCTTTTGTAAAAACTTTCTACCCATCATAAACCTTTCTTGTGTCTAAAGTTCTCGATGTAGTTTTTTTTGATTTTCATAAAGATTTGGTTACTTCGGTTTTAATCATAAGCGAAGTTTAAGCAAAAGTCAATGTTATTCTGGATACGCACTGGTTTTAATCCAAACCGTTGTAGTATCACCGTCATCTTTTCCTCTATAGGGCTTTCTGTACCCATAAAAGATATGTGTTTTAGGTTGGAGGTGTCCATTTAGGAGTTAAGTTAGGTTTTGTAAATTTTTTTTGCGTCATCTTTTTTATCTTGCCTCTCTGTCATCTGCTTCAGTTCTTTCGTTTTGTTGAACGCTACCCAGTTATTCAACCAGTTGCGTATTCTCATAATAGTAACGATCTTCTTGTCGTTCGCTTTACACCATACAAGGCACTCTTTAACCTGTTTAGTCGCACTCCCTTTCTTTGAGAACTCTTGTATGGCCTGTAGATAAAGGTCAGGTTTTACCCTGTTCTTCAGCTCAAGCATTTCACAGTTACCACAAAACCCCTGCCATAAAGGATTATCGGAATCTTCTTTTTTATATATTTTTTCTTTCTTCTTATCATTCTTTACATTCTTTACATTCTTGTTTGTTGTTAGTTGTTTGTTAGTTGTTTGTTGGTCGTTTGTTAGCTGGCTTGTTAGTTTGTTTGTTACCTTGTCTTGATATTTATCGTAATTACAGATTGTAATAAGGGTGTTTTTGTTTGTTGGTTTGCTTGTTAGTTCGCTTGTTGATTTTAGCTTTTTTATTGAAGTCCTTACATTTTGCACTGTCAGCCCAGTTTCTTTCGCCAAGTGCCCTAAGCTAGTTAATCTTTGCCCTCGTTTAATAACAATCCCCCTCCATTTCTGGTCTTCGTGGTTCGCAATAATAAGTAAATGCAGGAATAAACGACAGGTATTGATGTCGTTGTACCACTCCCATTTAGTAAACTGCCTGTGTAATTTGATCCATCCTTCCATTTGTCTTGTCGTTAGCCTTCAGGGCCCATCCACCAACATCCCCTTTCAAGGAAGCCCGACAAGACTTATGGTGAATAGGCTGTGAAGATTGATATATCGCGCTTGTCGTGCAAAGCAATCATACCTGCCTAAAGCAACTTGTCAACCACAAAGCAAATATTCTATTGCCACAGGCTTAATCTTGGCTTATACTTAGGTCGTACCTAACACTTTTAGAATGACTCAAGAAAAGTACGAACTACGGATTCACAAGATCAAAAATCTTAAGGATAAAGTCGCCTATGTCCTTCTGAACGACAAACAGGCTAGGGATTGCGATATGAGGCTAACTTGTTTGGTATGGTTTAAATTCCAAGAGAAGGACTTGTTTAAGAATCAAGAGGATGTTTGGAGTGTTCAGCTCAGAGACATGCAAAAACTTCCACGAGCAGACAATGTATCTCGCTGGAGACGCAAGATACAGAACGAAGACGGGTTCTGGTTGCCTACGACGTGGGAAGTGGCTAGGAAGCGCAATATCAACAAAATCGCCTGGAGAAACGCCCTGGGGGTATAAGTAAAGAAAGCATCAAAAACTATAGATAGCTAGTAGGCTATGTATAGATAACCAAAAAAACAACATGAACAAAAAAAACATCAAAGAACAACTACTTGAGCTTATGAGTAGCCCTAGTCCGAAAATCAACACGGGCGAAGAGTTCCGCGACAGTGGAGGGGTAGCGGGTCAACCTCTCGAGAAGATTGTCTCTATACCGGTTTACATTGACGACGATTATACGAGTATTGTATTCCGTTTTATCGAAGCACTCGGGGATATAGACGTAATAGAAGGGTTTGACAGTTTTTTACCAGAACAGCCTAACTAACAATCCATCTAATAAAACCTAGTTATGATTAAGCCAACCTGCGAAGTGTGCAAAAAGGAAATATCACAAGATGATATTGCCAGGGCAATGTGGGAGATGTTTAATAAGCCTCGTGTCATATGTGGGGAGTGCGCGAAACAGAATAAAGCCCAGCCCCAGGGCGATAACCAAACAAACCTATGAATAAACAAGAATACAAATGCCAAAGCTATTACGATGATAGTGTGCTTCGTGATTGTAGTTGTGGCCAATGTGATAAAAAGATAGAAAAGATATATGGGTCAACGGAATACATAGAAAAAAACGACATCAAGGTTGGTGTTTTAAAGCTTTTCGTAATTTCGCAATGGGATTGGAAAACTAAAATTACATGCTTTCAAGAAAGCTTGAAAACATTTGGGGGAGGTACTATGTCAATACCGTTCTCACTAAAAAGGTGTATTTATGTTAGCGAAGATAGAACTCATGCAAAATGGGAAAAAGTTAAAAGATTGACGCAAGAAATGAAAGATACATTGATAGAAAGTGGATACCTCTTAACCAAATAAACCTATGAAGAAACAAGTAACAGAACTACTGGACAAGCTATTTTCAAAACAGGAACGCCCCCTTATGATTGGTGATGTGCTTGAGAGGATAGTCGAAAAAGATGCTACTGATAAAATTACTCGTATCCCTGAAACTTGGGCAGGAGAAGAAATGGAAAAATGTATAGGACTTTGGAAATTATGCGGCTTCACCAAGAGCCTACAGCAGATAATCGAGACTAGCGGGTGGATGGAAGAACCAAAAAACATTTCCTGTAAAGAGGGCGAAACTAATTACATGGTTCAAGTTCTAGTAGACCCAAAAGCACAAGCATTAATAGAATTTATATTATCACTAGACTTGTAACAGAAACTAAACCTATATTTAAACTTTAACAAATAACACCATGACAAACCAAGGCTCGAATGGCGTGTACTGCTCGGATGGCGTGTACTGCTCGTATGGCGTGTACTGCTCGGATGGCGTGTACTGCTCGTATGGCGTGTCCTACTCGAATGGCGTGTCCTACTCGGATGGCGTGTACTCCTCGGATGGCGTGTCCTACTCGAATGGCGTGTCCTACTCGGATGGCGTGTCCTACTCGGATGGCGTGTCCTGCTCGTATGGCGTGAAAGAATCTAAAGGAGTTTTCAAGGCTATATTCGGACCGAAGAAAGAAGACAAGCCTACTATATTCGGGAAAGAGGTGTCAAAAAAAAAATACAGCGAAGTACTAAATAAACTCAAGAATGGTTTTGGTTGGAAGCCCAGGGCTAATACAGCTTTTGACTTGTACCTCAAAGGAGGTTCAGACTGGTCGAAGGTAGACGCAAGTAAAATCAAAAAGAAAGAGAATATGTGGGATGATATGCCGCAAGAAATGATAGACCACATCAAGAGTATGGATGAGTTCGATGCAGAATTATTTAAATGGCATACTGGTATCGATGTTGATAAATCTGACACAGTAACAATAGAATACGAAGGCAAGAAAACAGAAATCAGTCGAGAGTCCGCAATAGCACCAAATCTAATAAATGAATAAACAAGTAACAGAACTGCTAGATTCACTGATAGAGGACGTATTGTCAGGGAGGTTCGGTACTAAGAACCGCGCCGAGCTGGTGATGCGTTTGATTGGAATTGAGTGCGCTTTGGCTATTAAAACTAAATTTAAACCTTAACCATGGGCTGGGATCAAATACAAAAAGGCTATCATCCAATCGAGTTGCTATACCTTCCCAATCGCATTTACAACGCATTGGTGTATAATGGCATTGGTGATATACCGACTTTGACTGCTTTAACTAGGAAAGAGCTTCTTACTAAATGGAGTATCGGTCCATACGCAGTCGATCAAATCAAAAAAGCATTAAAAAAACAGGGGCTATGCCTGAAAAGATAGAAAACTTAAAGGAGTGGAAGCGGTTTTTAAGCTGGGTAAACCAACTAAGCCCGTGGAATCTATGGCGCGATGGAGACTTGGAGAAGCCGATTAGCGAGCGAACGCTCAACCCAAAAGTGATCCCGCACCTGGAGAGACTACTGAAATAGTAACTTCATATATATGACCATCTCAAGACCTAAATCTCTACTACCTGCTAGGGACAATATGTCGTACATAGATCATGTTCTAAAACACTGGTCTAGAATAGAAAGGCGTACTGCCTTTAGACTAGGTTCGCGGAACAAAGCGCTTGTTGCGCCTAAGATCTCCCAGGTTGTGATTATAGAGTGGGAAAGTTAAACTCCTACATACTTATCAGCTCCAGCGACGATCCCAGTTGTAACTAGACCGATGAAAGCTCCAGTCAAAATAGTTTCTGGTGTCCATGCTGTCATGTAAACAGGATTCAGGACTCCACCAAGCACGACAGCCCAAAGAGGCAGGACTTTTGAACTAGAGATATAAGGTAGCCCCAGTTGTTTTACAACCTGCACGATACCGAAGATAAAAACAGGTAACTCGAATGTGATGTTCATTGTTTGTAAATTAAGAATTAGATTTATCGTCTATAACGCCTTCTAAGGCCTCTACCGCGCGCATGACCATAGTTATAGCCTCTTCGCGTGTTATATTGTCGAGAGGGCGCTTTCCGTTCGATACCCCCCATGCTTTAGCCTCGTCTATGAAGCCTTTTGCCCACTCAGACGGTTCGTCCTCATCAAACGACGCTAGATAGCCTATAATGTCGTCTGGGATATTGTTACCTGGACAACTCTTGTAGGTTGCGTATTCGCGATGTCCTTGGACGTTGGTGGAAGGGATTTTGTAATCCTTTTGGAGTTGCTTGATTAACTTGAGCGTTGCAAGTGCCTGTTCTTTAGATGGGACTTCTTTATCGAAGTTTCCAACCATGCAGATCCCGACACCCTTAAAATTCATTGATCCTTCTCTGCAATGTGCTCCTGTCTCGTTATCCTTGCGGTATTGTCTGACCTCCCCATCGCCAAATACAACGAAGTGGTAGCCTATGTACCAGCCCTTGGTAGATTTTGGGAATCCCCTGCGTTTGTGGGAATTATTAAAAGAACTCTCGGTGATATTCGCGTTGAGATCACGCGGGGTGATACTGTGATGTACGATAACGTACTCGCGTTTGTTTGCCATATTGTGTGTTTAAGATTTATTTGCTAGCAGGCGCCTCGTGGCCCAAATAGCGACATAACTTTTCACTAACCCATTCTGGGAGTACGACTCCTAAGACGTGGGCATTCTCTATTATACTAAGAACTTCTGTGACTGCCAAGTAAACCACGACGAAATCTTCAAACCATTGAAGCATCGGTGTCAGCCTGACAAGCTGGTGAGCTGAAATAATTAGGATGGAATATAGTATGATCTTGTGTGCGGTATCTCTGAATTTTCGAGAGTTGAGGTTTTTGTGTTTGAACCCTTTCATCACTCCTGTAATCGTGTCCAGAATGACCAGGATAAAAAGTACTTCATACGCCAAAAGATTCTGCCCAATTGCAGTAGCAAGCGCGGTGAAGATAAACGCAAGCAAGGCTTTCGCTCCTATCGATTCGATCAGTCCAGAGATTTTGAGTATCATGAGTAGAGGTGTGAGGTGTTATTGACTTTTTGTTTGATTGCACTTAAGATGTGCTTACTTTAATAAATTGAATATGTACGGGATCCTGGTGATTATAGGCCTCATTGGTATCGTCTCGTGGAAGGCGGGATTAGTGGTCAGTGTAATAGCTGTTATTCTGTTTGTTGATCTTTAAGATTCTCCCCTACGGCAGTAGAAACCAGTATCTTCTCTAGCCCTTCTGGCGTTACCCCTTGAGACTTAAGAAATTCCCCAACGGTTTTTATATCCTTTTTTCCTGATACAAACTCCATGAAGTCACCTGCTTTATAAAGATATTTACCAGCAGTTGTTTTAATAGGGGTGGTAACAAGATCCCATATTGTACTTACAAAAGTACCCGTTCCTCCTTTTAGTCCACCAAGAGTCCTGCCTTTGATCCCAACCTTTTCTAAGGCTTTTAAATTAGCCCAGTCTAAGTACGCAGTTTTAATGTCTACGCCTGCGAGCTTCTCGTGTATGCCTGTCCTTAGTTGGTGAGCCATCTCTGCTTTCATTTGCTTATACGCACTGGCGATGTCTTGCCCCTTCCAGTATTTATTAGGGGTGAACTCGTCTAGTCCAGACTTAATGTTCTGCGCCTCTATAAGGGGAAATTCTTCGTAATTCGCGTAGTCTTTTTTGATGGCGTCCATGGCTTTCTGTAGATCGGCTTTTCTTCCTGGCTCTTTTCGAGACTCTATGTACTCTTCCATCTTCTTAAACATATCTGCTTTCTGTATTACCTCCGTGGATTGCTCAAGAGCTGGTTCTATTTTGTCTCTCCATAGTTTTGTCTTTTCGACCCTAGCCTCTACGCCTACCGTTTTCTCTCGGCCAGACACGCCAAACTTAGCCCCTGTTTTCGCTACTGTAACAGGTTCAGATTCTTTTAAGTGCTCAAGTTTACCAGTTGCCACTTCTATAGCAGCAGGGTCTTTATTACTCTTAGCTGTTTTAATGTCATCCTTCGCTAATTTAACAGCGGAGTCATAATTCTGTACAAACTCAGCCTCTCTGGTAGAAGGTTTAACAGCACTTTCAAATGCAACTTCGCCCGCCTTCTTCGTAGCCCCACCCACTTTTTCAGCCACCTTCCCTCCTGCTCTGCCTCCTAATGAGAGAGCTCCAATCATGATTACGTTACTAAGGCCTTTAATCATTGATTCTTTTTCTTCTGGGGTAGCGTCTGGAGCTACTAACTCTGTTATATCGCCAGACATGCTGCCGACCTTTTCACCAATAAACGCAAACGCAGGCTCAACACCAGGTACTTCTTCTGCAATTGTCATTGGGATCGTGAAAAGAGTTTCAAACACTCCACTAGCGACATCTATTACATCAGCTCCTAACGCGGGGACGTACTCTCCTAAGGCCATTGTTAAATTCTTCTTCATCCCGCTGGCCGTCCCTTTTATAAGACCTTTGTTCTCAACCTCTTCTGGTATTGCACCAAGCAACCCGTCTTCTGCTATTCCCTCAGATACAGTCTTTTTAATCCCCTCAACGCCCCTTTGTATGTCTGTAAGCCCTTGGGCTTCCCCTTGGACAATTTCTTCTATAATACTTGGCTCTTCCGCCGCACCTTCTTTTATCTTCCCTGCCAATGCGTCTACCGTTCCCGGTTCTTCTTTCGGGGGACTGGCAGGTTTAAGGCCTGTGAGGCCTGGCTCTGACACAGGCAGTGCTTTGACAGCATCTAGCCTCCTGAAAGAGGCTTCTTTCGATACGCCCTTTGCCTTGAGAGCTTTGATAAAGGCTACGTCTTGATCTGTATAATCCGTGTAAGTTGGCATTATTTAAAAATTAAATTATGAATTATTGAGCGTCTTCCCATATAGCGTCTTGTTGCTCTTGAAGGAGTGCGCGCTCGTGTAGGTTCGAGTCTTCGTCAATTTCCTCCACAGCCGTTCCTTCCCCGTCATTAATACCTAGTTGCGACTCGATTGACGTGATCTGGTCATCAAGCGCTTTGTAGTAAGACGAATACCCACTCATATCTGTTCCACCTGCTGCCTGCAAACCGATCTGGTTCTCAATGGAGTCTTGTATCACCTTCATTGTTAGCGCGGTAACAGCAAGCTTAACGTCGTCAGTTTGTTGCAGATTCGGCAAAGTCTTCATGTATAATTCTATATCGTGGTCGGTCAAAACACCAACTTCTCCGAATACACCACGAGCCAAGTTAGGAACAGTACCTTGCAATATCGCTTTCATCTCCTGAGCATCAGTGCTCCAAGGGTTTTTCTCGGCTAACCAACCGCTTAGAGGTGATAAATCCCACAACACACTATCACTATCCATGACGCCCTTTTCTACCATTTTTTGCGATAACAACTCTAACTGAGAGACTACCGTGCTAGCCTTTGCCATCGAAGTTTTGAAGGTAGAATCTGGATTTGATCCACCAGCAGAAGCAGCCATGACTCCGTAGAAATCACCGTTTCCAAGTGCTTCGTTCTTAAGTTCGTTTAACATAGGTAGTACTTCTTCTTTTCTCGTAGCTGTTAAGTCTGACAGTTTGGCGTTAGAAGTCGGGTCCATTATCGACTCCGCCAGAGACCTAGCTAAATCATCTCCGCCAGACATCGCAGTACCATTCACAGGCACTCCAAACTTCATATCATTTGTGATTGTTGTTGTGTACCTACTCACCATTCCGTTGTCGTTTAGGTTCACGTCAACAACTCCCATTTCTCCAGAAGCTAAGTCAACCCACTCAATCATTCCTGTATGCCCGCTATCTCCTTCATCCAGGTCATAACCTCCTGGTCTAACAAAGAACATTCCAGCTTGAGGCGATGTAATAGCATCATTTGTGAACAACAATTTACTAGCAAGAGTGTCCCCCATTGTTGTTCCCGCAACATCGTTTACAAACGCTCCACATTGTCCTTCGTCTCTACTGGTCTCAGGGTCGTCTAACGATTGTCCGTCTGTTACATCTACAACAATGCTGTTCCCTGATTGAGTCACAGTGTAAACATCGCTTTCTGGTATATATCCTCCTGTTGTCCCGTGTTCTTCGTTATATACAGCTTGTGCTTCTAATAAGTCTTGATAGTTCTTTGCAGTCGTACTGTCTTTGTACGCTACACCTGCATCAGCAAGCGCCTTCTCTGATTGGTACACAGGGTTTTCTGCGACGGGAATGTCTAGCAGAACAGCCAGGGCTTCAATATCCGCGTCGGAATAATCTCCGCTTTGAACCTGTGATCTAAAGTAATCTATCTTCCTTTGTTCTTTTAAAGCACCTCCCGTCATTGAATCGTTCAAATCTTGTGCCGCCTGGTCGTTTGCTATCTGTTTCTCTTCAACACTTAAGGTTTTATCGTTTCTAATGTTCTCTGCTCCTTTGTAATATGCGTATGCTACATCAAAGTCTACTCCTAGCTGACTAGCGAAACTTTGTATGCCTTCTGTAGTTAATTCAACTCCTGTGTCAATTACACTTCGGAAACTTGTTACGGCCGAAGTTTGAGCTATCTGCGCTGAGGTTCGTGAGTCTGTGTAAGCTTTAGCTGAATCCATCCACGCTACATCTGCAGCCTGTGCTTCCAGATAAGCCATGTCGTATTCTTGCTGGAAACGCTCTATCAAGCCTTGGTTCTGTAATCTATGTGCTTGTTCTAAGTTAGTTAAAGCCAGAGCTTGAGCAACCTGAGCCGCGTTCCTGCTTTGTTCAGCAGACGCCACTTGATCCTCCATCCTGCTAGTAAAGCTATCTGAAATAGATTGTCCTGTTGAACTCCCTACCCCTTCACGAGCAGTAGCTTTATCAGCAGCCACCGCGGCAGCACTAGTAGTAGCAGCAAGCCGCAACTCTTGTAGAGAAACAGCTGACGCTTGAGTATTTGCCCCCGCAGTTAGTTCTGCACTCTCTAAAGAAGCAGCTTGACTAGCCAGTTGAGATTGTACTAAGTCTTCCGCGCTTGTATAAGCCGTACCTTCAGGTAATCCGTATTCTCCTTCTGTTGTTACATCATCGTCATATTGACTTTGCTCTATAGAGCCTGCTTGACTCTCTAAAGAAGTTCCCGCTGTATCACCTGCTGGATCCGTATATTCGTACCGTCCAGTCTGAGGGCTCCACGCGTAACCATGAGCCTGCGTTGCATCAGATTGAAGCATTGCTTGATACTCTGTGCGGGTCAATCCGCTAGAAGTAGTCGCAGCAGCTATTGTAGTCCCTGTATCTGTTGGAGAAGCTGCAAGAGGTGCGTCCAGGGCTTCTTGTACACTTCTTATAGTGTCTTGGTGGATTGAGCTATCCGTTGTAAACTCTGGCGCAAGCTCCGCAGCGGTCTTACCTGACGCGCGAGCCTGTTCGAGCAGAGACGATGCCCATCCTGTGAAATCTGTTGCCATTATGTATTAGTTAATTATTTAAGCGAAATTCGTATTTTGTTCGATTGCATAAACCCCATCCTTCCCAGCCGTGCTAGCTCCACCAGCTCCGCCTGAGTAACTACTAGTGTTTTGACCAGCCGTACCTGCGCCAGCCCCGCCTGAGTATGCCCCGGATCCAGAAGCTCCTCCAGCTCCACCACCACCAGCTGCTACACCACCACTACCAGTACCACCAGTACTGCCACTTGCGCCTGCTCCACCTGTTATATCGACAGACCCCGTGTTTGCAATTAAAGTG